TTGAATATGTCGTATTCGGTGATTACTCTGAATCGCATGTTATTAGCACGAGCCCACGAATCCGCGGCTGCCCATTTGGCCATGTTCATAGCTACCATTAATTTGTCGCGATAGCTACGTGCCGATTCCATGGTAGTTTCTGTGCTGGGTTTGACTTCTACTAATTCAGTGTGTTTGCGTTGATTAGCATCTACATAGACGATAAGGAAATCTGGAACATAAACGGTATTCTTACCGCTTACAGGATTAAAGTAAGGTATCTTAACGCTTTCACTGGTCCAATTTAATACAGCAGGATTATTATCACAGAAATTCATAAAAGCGAATTCCCAACTACTACGATAAGTTGGGTTACGTTTGCCCATATATTTCTCTGGGTTCTTTACTGTGTATTTGCCGTTAGCGTATTTGGCCATTATGCTAGAATACTACGTTGTACGTATTTGTTAACCGGAGGACTATTACTGATACCTAACAAGCTGGTATTCACACGATTTTGATTGAGCAGTACTGTTAGGAAAGGAGTTATTTCATCCTCTTCTACAGTGTATGAAATATAAAAGTAATTATATTCGTATTGTCCGTTGCCTATGCTGACAGTTTCACGTTTATAGTTGGCGGCGGCCTGTATTTGTATTGCCTGATCTAGGTATGATTTAATTATAAATTGATCTGTATCTGAAATACCTATAGGAATATCAAATTCAATCGCCCCTAGACTAGCAGGATCAATCACAGATTCTACAGTCGGCGTAGAAACACTTTCGCCAATGGGTGCATCATTGGCAGCTAAGAAAGGCATCCCATCGGCAACGTATACTGGAGTTTCTGGAATCACAACATCTTCTAGTATTGACATACCACTTAGAATAGCATCTCGCTGTATGTCAATCACATTGGCATTAAAGGTTGGATTAGTGAACGTTGTTTGTACTGCCAAAGGTTGATCTGTAGGTAATTCCGCATAATAAGATCTATAAAAAGTTTTAGTTGTTGATAGGTAAAACAACTGACCGACTTCATATTCATTTTTATCTGCTACTATCTGATCAAATGTGGTATATGTATCTACTACCGACGAAGATGGGATAGGAGTTTTCACTTCTACCCTGCGGCCTGCTTTTAGTCTTCTAAATTCATCGACTAAGCTCATAGGATCTAATCCCTGGCTGAGCGCAGTATATATTACTGTTGCGGCTAACGTCCTTCCAGATTCTTGTTCCCCAGTGACAGTTTGGAAATACCCTACCACAGCATCATTAATACCAGGACTAGTAGTTAATAAATCTTCAAAATAATTATTAAAATACTCTGTTGTAGAATTTATATTGGTATTTGGTGGTAAATTTCCGTTTACTGACATGTTTATTCCTTAGATGATACTACGTCCTTGGTTGCTAGATGGAATCTGTGCGTTTTGTGAATTTATATTAGTACCTGGTACACCACCAGGTATAGCACTTATAGCTCTAGCTATGCCTTGATTAACTTGTCCTGCTGTTGGTACAAAAACTGTGCTCAATGGATTACGCCCAGACAGTACGTTTCTACCTAATTGGCTAAGTTCAGCACCACCGACACGCCTGATATCTGTATTTTTAAAATTATTAGCGGTACGGAAGCCGCCCAAGGCAGCTCCAAGGAAATTGCCATTCTGTAGATTTGTGATCACATCACCAGCACCTTCAACTAATCCGCCAGGGCCAAGAATGCTGGTAGTACCACCACCTAGTGATGTTAATGGGCTCGGACTATTATCATAGTGCAGTGTGCTGAATCCAAGCACTGTTCCTTCGCTCACTGGACCTGTTGCATACTGTACAGCTTCATAGGCCAAGGTCATCGTATGTTCCATTGGTACGTATTCGCCTGCGGTGTGTTGTCCATGTTGGAAACTGGTTATAGTTGGACGTATTAATGTGTAACTGCTAAATGATTTTTGGTGTAGGCTATAGATCCTGATAGCATTGATGTAATTCTGTGTGCCGTTGTTGCTGAGCGGAGTAAATCCCCAACTTTGTTCTTGGCGTTTTTTATATTTGTGATCTTGATTGTAAAGTGGTTCCTGGTGATCGGCATCTCTATAATAGTAGGAATAATATCCATACCAAAAATTACGCACTATATCAGCACTATCGTCATGAAATGTTATGGTCAATGGATCATAGTTAATCTTTTCTTGTGCTATGTTCTTGCGATTATAGGCATTATAGGTCTTAGTAGATACTGAAAATCTCGGTAATGCCACGCTCTTGGCCATAAGACCTATTTCAATCTGGCTGTTTTGATCAACCTGTGCTACTACCGGATTTAGATCCATGAATACATGGTACATAGTACCTGTTTTAGGACTTAATCTATATAAGCTGTCAATGAAAGTGCGTGAGGCATGTTGCCAATCACGTATCTCATCGCCTGTGGCTAATTGTTGTAAGAACTGATTAAAGAATCCGGCCATATATCTTATCCATTTATATTATTTATCGAGATAAAAAAGCCCGGATTTAGACCGGGCTTTGTGAGTTTTCGTCTGGATTAACCAGTAATAACTGTGCCTAAGGTTCTGCCTACTGCTGTACCAAGACCTGTACCAATTGGAGTTTGGATAGCATTATCATAACGGATAGTTAGAGCAATAGTCATTGGTTCGTTAGTAGCATAGTTGGCGTCTGCGTAGTCAGTATTGGCTAAGTAGCAACCATACATTTCCCATGTTTCTAATACTGTAGGTTCACTAGCGCCATTACCACCGTCCAGTACTTCAAATCTAGTTAGGAATTTATAGTCGATACCTGAACTTGCTGAAGCTTGTTCCATGAAGTCAAATTGTTTCTGTAGCTGTTCGCCAACACGTTTAGCAACTTCACCGCCTGCGTCATCGCGTAGGGTAGTAGTAACAGGTTCCCAAGTCGGTTTACCGGCTAGGTAGACTTTACTGTTATAGATTGGGATAACCATTTCCTCAAAAGACAGTGTCGGTCTCTTAAAATCTATAACTTGTTTAGTCAACTCAGTTGTTGGTTGGCTTACACCAAAGTTCTCAAATGACACGCGAAAACGGAACTTGAGTTTTGGCATCAACAGACCTTGTGCTGTTGCGCTTTGGTTAGTACTTAGGGGTACCGTAAACTTGCTTAATGATGCTGTTGCCATCTTATTTTCCTTTTAATACTTTATAGTATTTAGCTATTTTCCAGTTGAGTTAAGGGAGTGTCGCCACTCCCATTAACTGCGTATATTATGTTATTGTTAAGCTAGCACCAGTGTTAACGATTCGCACTGGAATATATACAAACTCGATAGCTTTAACTGGTTTAATTGCTATGTCAACATATAATTCATTTCGATCAATACGATCTGGTGTGTTATTTGTTGTATCACAAACTACTAGATAGTCATATAACCCACGTTTAGCTACAAGATCATTTAATACGCTTTCAAAAGCTTGTTTAACTTGATTTCTTGTAATAGTATCATTTGGTTCAAATATAAACGGACGAGCCACTGAATCTAATACTAAACGCAAGTAAGCTATCAATCTAGCTACGTTAATACGATCCATAGCTGATGCCTGTGCTGAACGTGTTTTTTGACCATACGCTACTAGACCAACACCAGGTAATACTGTTAATGGGTTGACTCTGTCTGCATATAGCACATCACGCAAGCCTACTGTAACACCAATCGATTTAAATAAATTACCGTCATTAACGTCAATGTAACCAATGCTGGTTGCGTTATCGATTAAACCACGACGTACACCTGCCGGAGCAAACCATGGATAAGAAACGTTATCGCTACGGATTATTGTACGTAACATCATATGGCTTGGTGGAACTACCACGCTTTCTCCTGCTAGGTCAGTAGCAAGACCAGATGGATAGTAAACACCTAGATATTCACTGTTACTTACTAGACCATTATCACCATTATCTAATGCAAGTGCTGTGTTCTGTATCCAAGCTTGAACACCAGTTGTATTAAGTGTTAGTGGGCTGTCGCCAATAATGAATGCTGTTTGTTTGCGATCATTATTTAAAGTAATCATGTTTTGGATTAGCTCTGGATAACCTGGACAAGCAATAAGGTTGAACTGTGTTTGTTCTTCACGTAATGCTGTGCTAGATTCTATACTTGATTTAAGAGCTTCAACTACTACATTACGTTGTGCTTTGCGACCAAAGAATGGAACACCAGTAGTTGGATCATTACCACTAGCACTTACCCAGGCAGCAACCACTGAAGCTGGAGTTGGATCAGCTGCTAGTGCTGTGCTATTAAATGATTTAACGTTATAACCACTGCGACGTGTGTTAAACAACAATGTACCACGTGCATAAAGTTGATAGCTTGGGCAATCGTAGTCAATATAGTCACTGGTTAACAAATCTGCTATAGCTGGAACATCATCCACTATAGGATCTGTAGTTCCGTTTGTTGCCCAACGTGCATCAGCAAATAGCACACCATCTGATGTGATTTGATCTGTATTGTCAAGCAATTCAAAAGCAGTACCATTGTAACGATATATTCTTGGATAGTTTTCTAGATCACCTGTGTCAATCCATAAGTCACCAGCGACCAATTGACCGCCGCCACTTTGTTCTGTTGGTTCACTTGCTGCCAAGATCGGACCATCTGGGTCTGTAGCTGATAGATCATAGCCACGAGCATCGTTTACTACGTTTTGATATCCTCTCCATCCACTACCATCATTGATCAAGATGTCAACTTCAAGTGCTGTGTTGTAATACCATAATGTTTCATCAGCTGGATCGCTGTATGGAGCAGTTGTAGAATATGTATATGTTAGTGCCTTGAATGGGCTAGCTAGATATACTGCACCTGCTGAAATTACTTGAATCTGATTGTCACTGATAATACCAGCTGTAGTCAATGGAGTACCAGTGCCATATGTAAATCTAATAGTACCACCAGCTAGATGACTGATGCTGATCGCACCACTTGATTCGATAGCTGCGACTACGTTTGGTAAGTTAGCCGCTAATATCTTAGCCACTAAACTGGTAGCTGTAGTACCGATTGATGTGATAGTAGCACTTTGTGTTACTGCTGATCCTGGTACGCTTACTTCCATTGTAAAGCTGTCAGTATTAGTATATACTGCACTACCACCTGCTACTGTACCTGTAAGTTTTAGAACACCAGCGACATTTTTACGATATAGTTTAAATGTACCAGTTGTAGTACCTAATGTATCGTACTGTACATATAATGTGCCTGCTGGTAAATCTGATCCGCCTGCTACTGGACTTAGTCCATAAATGGCTGCAGTATCGCTAGCATATAGTGGAGCAGTTTGAAGTGTCCATGAGTCTAAATTAGCATCGTATTCTTTGATACCATAATTTGCACCGTTACCAGTAGCTGATGTTTTAAACCATACAGAACCTGCTGGACGTGGATTTGTGTCTGTGTCTTTCCATGCTGGAACATTTCTATAGCTGTCAAATGCTACTGTTGGTCCTAATAGTGTTCTGCTGTTACCGCTGATGCCTTCACCATTGAATATACCTAGCTTCATTGAGCAATCAGTACCACCGATACCACTTGTACCACCTTTTTCAATCTTTAATGACCCATCTGCTAGTTGTACGTTACCCGAACTTGACAGGTACTCGATCTTTCCAATCGTCACTACCTACTAGTGCCCAGGTATTGTCATAACCTTTAAAGTAAACTGGATTTGATGTGCTGGTTGTAACCACAGCATATTCACCAATAGCACCTACTGAACTTAGTGGAACTGTACCACTTACTTGTGTAGTATCTGTGATTACTCTCGGAGTTTGAAGAGTAAATGCATTTTCATATAATTCGTAGATACCCCAGTTTGTAGCATCAGCACTAACATCTAACCAATAAGTACCGTCTGTTGGTGTACCTGTTGGACGAACACTCGTTCCTGTTAGTTGATCTAGATCAACGTCTGCACGTTGTACGTAGATTTGATTGCTAACACCGAGTGCGCTGTAGGCTGCTAATAGACCATATTCGTTACGTTCATCACCATTCAATGGATTGTCAGCTGAATCAGTGCGGAATTCAATATTACCAAAATTAGCTACTAGTTCTCTTTGACTAGTAATATTGAATAATTTATTAGCATTAGCTTTAGTTGTATAAGGTGCAGATGCACCGCTTGGGTTTGTTTTGTCTTGAGCAGTAGCAAGTAAAACGTAAGCAACTGAACCAGCTGCGGTCGGTGTATATTGACTTTCGTCTGTTACCGTTACTTGTACTCCAGGTGAAATAAGTGCCATAGTATTTGTTCCTCTAAATAGGTTACTTTAAACTATTTATAATCTTTTGATTAAATCTATGGTATTAGGTGCCCTTTGAAAGGTTCGCTTGCTAGACTAAGCTAAATAGGTGTATGGAATATCGAAAAATATGCCAAATCTGTGGTAAAAAGCCCGTTGCTGTCAACTATAAGATGCATGGCAAGACTTACTATAGAACTCGCTGCGATTCATGCATTAGAAAGAAGCGTAAGCTACCTGTTCCAGTCCCAAGTTGGCACAAATCTGGATATAAAAAGAAACCACACTGTGAAAAGTGTGGCTTTAAGGCTAAATTAAAACAACAGCTATTTGTTTATTATGTTGATGGTAATCTCAACAACAACAATCATCTAAATTTAAAAACTATCTGTGCTAACTGTCAATATGAAATTGCCCAAGAGGGTTTAGGATGGCGTCAAGGCGATCTTGTACCTGACTATTAGTTATTTCGCGTTCAACTTGATGATATAATTCATCCAATGTGCCATCATTGTTTAAGACTATATCAAACTTAGTTCCCACCCATGCTGTTTCACTAGCATGTATTCCTAGTTTTTCAATATTATGTTTGCTTAGTGCCCAGTTCATATTACGGCTAGGACCTTTGTTCATGCTCTTAGCATCGTTGAACCAATCGGGTTCTGGACCGCGTTTGATACGGACTACACGACCGCCTGCGTTGCGTATAGCTTTGATTTCATTAGGAAAGCGACAATCTGTAATAACAATGTCATCTGTAGATTTACGTAGGCGATTTTCCAAGCTAGCTACCCACATGTCATCATGAAAACTCTTACGAACAACTTCTGTACCCCAATACTGTAAAACCCAACGCGGTGTTATATCTTTTTTAAGACGTTTACTCCACCATTCATCCTTGGTTTCTCTCCATTCTCTAGACTGTTTACTACGACCTTCTAGTAATTCGCGATCCCAACCAAAAACTTGACTAACAGCATCTTTTAAACTGTTAGCAAAGCTTTCGCGTCTGAATCCATGGAAGTTAACCAGATAATCTGCGACAGTGTCTTTACCGGATCCGATAAAGCCCACGATACCGATGATTTGACTCATTGAAATCCCCTTAGTTGATATACTATTTTACGACGGTTTTAGACAGTTGTCTAGAAGTTTTTAACCAGTTATCCACCACATTGGTTGGCCACCATCTACATAGTTCTTGATTTCTTCGTCAAGTTTAAGTAGCAGTTCGTTACCTTCTTGTTTAAGAGCCGCACCATTTAGGCTAGTACCACCTTGTGGTCCTGCGATTGTAGCAAATTTTTCACGTGCATTACCTATGCTGATCAGTGTAAGTGCATAAGCATAGTCTTGGATCCAGGGAAATGCTTGCGGATCGTTTAATAGGACGATATCTGGTTTGTAGTTGTAGGTCCATAACAATACACTTTCTTTTACTATATCGCTGCCTTGTATACCACCCCAGGGAATTTTACGAACTAGTGTTAGTTTTTTAGTGACTTTATTCCATGTAAAATTCATGAATCCACCAAACATCTTCATGGCTAGTTCTTGATATTGTACAAATAATTCATAGTTAGTCAACCCACCAACTCGACCTGCTACTAGCATGTAAGTGTTCAAGTAACCACTAGCAAATGGTTCAAACTGGCTGGCTGTGGTACCTGTAACGCTACCAATACCACGACGGAATATCTGTTTAACATCAATAATATAATTAGGCAGTATATATTCTTGTGTTTCAGGATAGACGTCTAAAAATACATAACTTTCTTCAACACTGTTTGAACTCTTTTGGCGATAACGGATAAGGGCTTGCTTGATGCCCATGTCAAAATGTTCTTTATCTGCTTCAACATCGATCATACCGTAGCCTAGACGTAGGCGGATATAATCAATAATATCGTTTTGTTGTTTTGCCACTGTGGCCAATTGATCTGTTATATTTGAATCAAAGGCAATGTGTCCAGCACCTGTACCAGTGACATTACTGTATAGACTTTTAGTCTGTACGCTTAATGTATTAGTTAGATTACTTGATGTTGACGTTACGTTTGCTGGTAGTTCAGACATGTAAATTATCCTGTTATGTATTTATTACCGACAACAGGATAAGTTTGGCTTTACGCTACCTTGAGGGGGATTAGTTTGCTTTTAGTAAGATAGTATCAGCGTTGATACGTCCGTTGAGTTTGATTTCTGTGGTCTTGATATTTTCAAGATACTTGCGTAATTCAACTTTACTTGAAGCTAGGAATTGTTTAATCTGTTCTTCTGGTTTACGCAGAGTTTTCTGTGTGCTCTTGTTAGCATCGTAGCCAGTGATAGTAGTGCCCTTAACACCTAGTGCACCACCCATAGCTTCTGCTACATACTTACCCAACTTGCGATTTTTGACATTGTAAACCCATAACACTTCTGCTCCAACGATGTCCACTGGATTGATCGAAACGGCTTTCTTAGTCTGATTGTAAGCGGCTAAGTCTTGGAATAGTTTTTCATAGAATGCTTCACAGCGTTTATAGTCTGCGGCTTTGTAATGACTGTAGGCTTCTTTAAGTTGTTCGCATTCACCCTTACGTGCTTCTTTAAGTTCAGCATAGCGTGGCTCGAACACTGCCTGTATCTTACCTATCAATGCCTGTGGAACTGTGTTCTTAACTAGATATTCATAGGCTTTGGGATCCACATTTTCACCTGCAAATAAGGCATCTTCCATGATTTCAAAATAAAGGATATGTTTCTTAGCCACTTCGTTCATGCGATCCTGTATGGTAGGAACACGTACTTCCGGTTTCTTTGTGTCTTTCTTTTCCTCAACTTCTTCATCATCGTCTGCACGCATTTCTAGTACACGATGCACAGCATCAAGGATATATTCTACATGGCGATCACGTAAAGGCATACCACGTTCGTTGGCTTTGACTAGTGCGCAGACTGTGAATGGTGTTAGGCTGTCTGAAGTGCGAGAGTAACGATCGATAGTGGCTTTGTCTAGTTTATGTACACCGCTATCGCCTTCATGTTGGCGCAACCAAGCTACTACATATTTCTTTAGATCTTTAGGACCATAGTAGTAATTGTAGTAGGCAAAACTCTTGCGTAGGTGATGGTCAAATTCTTCGTCTGAAAAAGTAAGTGCGCGATCATAGTCCCATATGGGTTCTTTACCTGTATATTTTTCATCACTGAAGTTAATATTGCTAACTTTAGCTTTCTTTTTCATTCCATCAATTTTGATTGCCATGTCTTATCCTTATGATTTATATACATTATATATGATATTTGGTGTAAAGTCAACCAGCTAATAGCGTACCAAAAGTAATCATCTGCTCATAATTGGCTATTTCACTGTTAATTTTGATTAGAAGCTCTTGGTGTTTGCGT